AGGTCACAAACATAATCCAGAACATTCGCCGTATCGAAAGCCAACTCCGTACTAAAAAATACAAGTCGGACAAAGAGCGCGAAAACTGGGAGCTAAACCTGTCAAACGCAAAAGTTCGTCACGATATTTTAAAGCAACTTCTCCAATGATTAGCTTTTAGAATTTTCGGTGAAATCTACGGTTTCACTTCAAAAAATATCAGATTCAGGGCATCTGATATTTTTTTTATACTTAATTGTATGGTTATCATATTGTTAATGTTTTGACGCAACAAAATAAAGCATTCTGTGTGCATGTACTTTTCGTTCCGCTGAGATTTCGATTTGTAATGCAAGAATGTGCGAAAAAGGGGATATATGATTGAGCCCTTTGTATCAATACTTTAATTGTATTCTACCATTTGAAGCACTGAAATGCCAAAAACATACCCTTTTTACTTCATAAACCGACGGAATAGTCCTTTCGTGACTATTTATAGTTGAGTAATTTTGAAGTATACAAGTTCAATTAACCACTATGATACAACATCTACAACGACTACCAACGGAAGTGGTGGAGCGATTCCTTGAGGTACGCGACGCAAAGAAGGTAGGTATACCACCCGCGCTGGCCGAGTATATTCTTCAAGTGAATGAAGCATCCAACCTATTGCGACGTAACCCTTCTATTACTGAGTGCGCGCGTGTGCTTCAAAAGTCTTATCCTATTCTATCTATCTCGACATGTAAGGCACGTATATACGATGCTATCAACTACTTTAATGCTGATTGCTCAGTCACAAGCGAAGCATGGAATATGTTTCATGCTGATACTGCAATGAGATTAATGGAGGTTGCATTAGTAGCTCATAACTTTACTGAAGCAAGAAAGAATAATGAGGATGCATTGGCATGGAGACTGAAGGCATCGGCTAACGCTATCAACCCCGATCGTATTAAGTTCAAGCCTCAGATTGTTTCGGCCGATATGGAACTCGAACGCATGGGTATTAAGAAGAAAGGTATTCTTATTGCTTATGAACGTGGTAAGAATATAATTGCTGCTAGAGATATAAGTAGTAATGATAAGGAAAGGCTTAAAGGTGAACTAACAAGAGAACTTGGTATTGAGGATGCAGATTTTACAGTTGTAAAAGAATAGATAATATGAAAGTACGCAAATACTCACCTGACTATTTTGAAGAAAACTATTTATCTATCGCTCAGATATTAGTTAAACTTATTGATACAACATTTCTATTTGGTGAGCTTGGTCGTGGATCAGGTAAGACAACACACATACTTGCACCACGACTCGACAGAATACAATGGGATATGAAGGGTTGTGTTATAATAATGGCAGCTCCAACATATAAGACTATTCTCGATAATATTCTTCCGGGACTGATGGAATACTTCTATGAGAACTATGAGCGTGGTGTTTATTTTGAAATAGGGAAAGAACCTCCAAAACATTTTGGGAGATGTCATACTGGTATTGATAATTGGAAGCAAACTATATCTTTCTGTACTGGTACAGTTGTTCAGTTTGTTTCTGCAGACAGACCCGAATCTGCACTTGGTAAGAATGGTGCACACTTGATTTGTGATGAAATGCTTCGTATTAGAGAGGATAAGTTTACAGAACGTGTATTTCCTGCTTTGCGTTCAGATCGTTCCAAATTTGGATTGTCACATTATTATGGAGGTATTACAGGTACTTCATCAACTCCAAATTTTGAGACTGATGAAGATTGGTGGACAAAATACCAATCGGATATGAGTGATGAGCTAGTAGAGTATATTGCTGAATTAGCTCTTGAGGTTGATATTCGTATGGCTGACTTAGTAGTTGCAGAAAACAATTTAGATATAAAAAAGCAAGAAAAGCTGAATAAATTTATTGAACGATGGAATGAAAGATTATCTGAACTTCGTTTAAATCAAACTTATTATTTACGTGCTTCTTCTTTTTCTAATGTAAAAATTCTGGGTATTGATTACATCGAAAATATGATTAAAAATATTAAGGATGTAGATCGTTTGAATACTTCAATTTTTGCAGTACGGAAACATAAGGTGAAAGATCGGTTTTTCGGTAAATTTGGAAAGGAACATACTTTTGATGACGGTTATACTTATGGAAATATCGATAACATTTCAATTGAAGAAAAATTCAATCATACCTGCAAAAATCTGAAATATTGGGATAAGAATTTACCGCTGATCATTGGACTAGATCCGGGACCGTTTTCGAGTCTTGAAGTGGCACAGCATAACAAGAAAAAGAAAGAATTTAGGGTTATAAAGGATATGTGGGTGATTCACCCTGATCAGCACGAAGAAATGGCCGAAAAATTTGATAATTTTTTCAAGCCACAGCGAATGACCGGAAATAAGTCGATTATTTTCCATTACGACCGAGCTGCTAACCAGCGCGACCCTCATTACCGTAAGTTTTATAAGCCTAGTGGTGATTTGAACGATACAGATGCTCAGATGTTGAAAATTGCGCTTACAAAACGAGGTTGGAACGTTACGCTGATGAGTTTAGGGCAACCGACTATCTATTATTCGCAGCATTACCGGCTTTTGAATTTAGTTTTCGGGAAAAACGAAGGAAACCGATCGGATATCCTTATTGATGAAAACGAATGCGAAGCAACCATTTCGAGTATCAACCATTCGCCTATAAAACGTACTGAAGGAAAAATCGAACTTGATAAAAGCTCCGAGAAATTGCTTGAATACAAAGATCAGGCATATTATTCTACTCAGATATCATCAGCACTGATGTACCTGATTTGGGGTGAGTTCAGTTACTTATTACCCGACTCAGAACGGAAGCAAACGAAAGCAATGGGAGCGGGGAATTACTCTGCATAAATAAATAAATTATTAATTAAAAACAGATCTATTATGCAAACAATTATTTTATTCTTTTTAGTCATCTGCCATACTTTAGCAGATTATACACATTTATCTACCGATTGGATGTTGAGTGCAAAAAAACTAGGTAAGCCATTAGCACCAATTTTTGTTCATGCATCAATTCATGCTATGCTGATGTCATTAGTAATTGCATTTATTATTGGTTTTACAAATACCTGGGCTTATTTAGTACTTTTTGAATGGATTTCTCATTTCCTTATAGATACTCTTAAAGGTAGAATGAATGGTTGGTTTCCAACACTCAAAAATCCAGCTAATAAATATCATTGGATAATTTTCGGTATTGATCAAATGTTACATTTATTTGTGATAATAATAATTTCTGATATAATAATTCACACCTAACAACATGATTATGTCCTTTGAAAGCTCACGAAAGTGGGCTTTTTTTGTATATGGAATTTACCGAAAAGACAATAAGCGGTGCCGATGCTTTTATTCGGATCCGAAATCTGAAATTAGTATCAGGTGCAACGTTCGCGATCCTATTTATTACATGCGATTTGCAGCGAAATGAATACGGAGAAATCCGAAAGTACGATAGTTGCCGGTTACGTCCGGCTATGAAAGATGAAGGCTTGAATGTGGTATCTGATCACTACTTGTATTTCGAAGATATGGAAACCGGATTAGCCCGGCAATGCTTCAAAAAACTAATCCGAAAAATTGCTTTTCCACCATCAAACGAATGGTTAACTGTAAAATGGTTTTGAAATTAATTAATCAATAAATATGAACAAAATTGCTGAAAAGGATGTAAAAGTTGAATTTACAAGTGCCAACAGAGGTATTGCAAGTTCACAATCAAATGTATTGACATTCGAGATACAAGGCGTTTCGGAGCGTGAAAATATCACTACACGCGAATTTCAAACGCTGTACAGTAAATATTCTACTGACCGTGTAACGATGCGATTGGGCGATTATACCATTCCGTTTTGGGGAGAAGGACATAACCTTTATCCACAGGAAGTGGCAGCAACTGTTGGCGAACATAAGTTGATACCGCAATTGATCCAAAAACAAGTTAAGTTTTTATTTGGTAAAGGACCCCGTTTGTTTCAGGAGCAGGTCGTTGGCGATAAACCCGAAAATAAACGACGTGTACGTGTTCCATGGTATGATAAAGGTATTCAGGCATGGGTTGATAGTTGGGAAGATAAAGGCTTTAATTCAATGTTTGAATACGTTCGTAATATCATTTACGACTATTATTTTGTAAAAACATACGCTTCAAAATACAACTTCAACAAAGGCCGTCGTATCGGTTCACCCGCTTCTATTGATGCATTGAGTTATGTTGGTGCCGATGAGGCTCGACTGGCTGCTATTGGTGATTTTACTAATAAACGTATAAAATCGGAAGATTGTCAATCCGTTATTGTTGGAGATTGGTTGTATATTTCATCGCACCAATACGATGTTTTTCCGCGTTTCGACCCTCGTAATCCTACTAAATACCCTGTAGCAATTGCTTTCAATGCCGAAAAATCATTTACCAAATGGGTATATGCTTTCAATGATTGGTTCAAAGGTGCTTCGGAATACATTAAATCTTCCAATCTTGCGCCAAAATATACTAATTCCTACTACAAAAATGCGCTCAACGCACATGTGCATGTCATTATACCGGGAGATTGGTACGTGAACCAAAAAACGATTTTAGAGGGTATTTGTAATAATAACCTGATGCAAGATCCGGATACCCCAACCCAAACAGAATATCGCGGTGTACGCCTTGTAGACGATTCCGGTAAGCCATATCGTTTTTTCGAAACAATGGTAGATGATTTGATTTCGTGCGAACTTCGCCGGATCACTAGCCTGATGAGCGGTGAGGGTAAAAATCAGGGAAAACTGTATGCAACCACTCAATGGGGCGAAAATCCGTGGAAGTTTGAAGAAATGCCGGGTAAGTTCAAAGAGTTTATCGATTCTATAAACAGTAACGATAAACGCTCCGACCAGGTTGTATTGGCAGCGTTGGGTCTTCCGGGAGCAATCACCGGTGTGGATAAAGATGGTGTTATTTCGCTTGCCGGTGCTGATGTGTATTACAACTACCTGTTGTATGTTTCTTCGCTTACCTGGGACGAACATTTCATCCTTAAAGAACTGAACCGGACAATGTATATTAATTTCCCTTACGCAAAGGATTTAGGTTTAAAATTTGGGTTCTGGATTGATATACCGGCCAAACAGCAAGATACTGCACCGAAGGATCGATTGACGAATACAGCTACTGCAGATCCAGCGGTAAAATAATAATCAGTAAAGACGCATAGCCGTGCGTCTATACATAAAAACATACGACTATGTCACTAAAAATACCATTTACCCGCACCAATTTTGCGACTGAGATGAAACCGAAACTTTCGGGAGCCAACGTCACGCTCAGTTATGATAATCTCGAAAGCCCAATGACAAAAGCCGGTGCCGATATCGCCGATTTGATTGGACAATCGCTATACGATAAACTATGCGACGGTACGGCTGCTAAAACGGAAGCTGTTGCAGCTATACCCGCCGATGGTGATATACCGGAAGTTCCTGCAGTAGAAGCAAGCGAAGAAGTGGAGTTAAACGCGTTGGCTAAAGACTATTTGCAGTTCGCAGTTATCAATTTTGCCATTTACGAACACACTATCTTTCTTATTTCGCGCATTGGAAACGACGGTATTACGCAGAAAAAGAACGACGACGAAGCACCATTGTACAAGTATCAGAAAGAAAACCTCGACAATAAACTGATCAATGATGCATGGTACTGGATGAATCGATTGATTAAGTTGCTAAACGATAACGCTGCTAAATTTGCCGACTGGAAATATTCCGACCAACGCAAAGAACTCAACGAAATACCGGTAAAAGTTGCCGATTTCAAAAAGTGGATAGGCGTATCCGACGAATATTTCATGCTCAATGCTGCCGGACTGATCCGAGAAGTATGGACGGAATGCGTTGCCAGTCGTAACCAAAAAGAAAAAACGCCGGAGATTGCCCGCGCCGTATGCTATGAAGTCATTGCCCGTGCTTGTACGGTACTTTCTTACTACTGTTTGCCCGAACCAATTCGCCGGGATATAAACAACGAACTCAGTAAGGACCACGCCTCACAAGCCGATATGTATATCCGCGAAAAAGTAGGTGCACGTTTTCAGGCTAAAGCCGATGCGTACTGGCGCGTATTGGATACTGATATTGCCAACAAAGCCACTGAAGAAAATTCAGGGAGAGCATCCACACAAGTGTATAAGTCACGGGGTGTTTGCGAGGGTGATTCGTTTGGATATTAAACTATAAACTAACCAATAAAATAAACTATTATGACATGTATTGTAGGATTTTTGGACAAAGAAAATGATGTAGTAATTATGGGTGCCGATTCTGCAGGGGTAGCAGGTTCACTTATTATGGCACGTAAAGACACAAAACTTTTCAAAAATGGTGATTTTGTAATTGGATGTACCTCATCGTTTCGAATGATTCAATTGCTTCGATTTTCATTCAAACCACCGGTGATAAATGATAAAGATATTTATGAGTATATGTGTACTGATTTTATCAATGAAGTACGTAAATGCTTTACTGATGGTGGATATATTCAGAAACAGAAAGATGGTGATGAAAAAGGTGGAACTTTTCTAGTAGCCTATAAAAACAGACTTTTTCGAATTGATGAAGATTTTCAAGTTGGTGAAAATATCGACGGTTTTGCATCTGTAGGATGTGGTGTTGAATATGCATTAGGAGCAATACATTCAATTGATATGAATGATGTTTCTCCTGAAATAAAAGTACTAAGAGCTTTACAAGCCGCTGAGCATTTTTGTACCGCAGTATGTAGTCCATTCATTTTTGAAACTACCCACCAATGAAAACTATTAAACTTAAACGAATTACTATCAACCTTCCCGAATGTTGGGAAGATTTGAAAGGCGACCAAATTCCATTTGCGTTTAAAGAACTTGCACGACTGCTAGCACTCGAAATTACGCCATTCCAATTTCAGCTCAATATGCTGCTAAAAATTACCGGGTATAAACCGGCTAAAAAAAGTGGGTTCTGGTTTCGTACGATGTGGTTCATTCGCCTTGCGTGGCTTATGATATTCCGTAACGAACGATACAAAGAAATTCTTCAGCATCGAGCCGATACGCAGGAAATTATCGAATTCAATCTTATCCAGTTGGCCGAACATATCACCTTCGCCTTTACGCTTCAGGATAATAAGATCGTGCCTAACTACGATTTTAAACACAATCCGTTCGATGCCAGTGCACCGGTTTATTTCAACCGCGATGTTACCGTAGAGACCAATATAACCGCTAAACAGTACGTCGACTGCATGGACTTACTGCAAGCATTCAATCAAACCGATAAAGACTATGTGCGAATTATCTGCTTGCGCAAAATAATGGAAACGTTGTACGGTTTCAATACCCGCGCTATTTTGCGTCTGCCTGCAGAGATTCCGTTTGGAGTGATGTTTTGGTTCACTGGAATAGTGAAGTTTTTCCGTGAACATCCGGTGTATAGTGTTTTGTACGATCGCGCTGAAGGTGACGAACCCGACGAAAGCAAAATAAACCTGGGCATGAGCGAAACATTGCTTTTCCTCGAAAAAGAAGGGTATTCGTTTGTACAGGATAAAAACGTGATCGAGTTTTACGACGCGCAAGTAAAAGCCCTTAAAGATTCGGTAAATAACGCGCTCGGTTCTGGAATTACCAAAGATGAACTGGCCAAACGCACCGGACTAAGTATTAAAAATATAAATCGCCTATCCAATGACTAATCAGGACTATATCATTAGCATTTATCGCTATTACTCCAAATTCGTTCCTAAGTCTGTTTTGAGTAATTTATTTCAGCAACCGGAGATAAGCCGTAATGCCGGTTATTCCGAACTTGTGGCTGAAATAATGGCACAACCTGATACACATGTAGTTTCCGAAATTGGAACATTTATAGTAAGTGCTAACGATAAGTATATAAAAGATACCGTGAAAAATTCTACCGGTGTAGTTCTTTTTGTGGAGTATGGACAATTTTCGTTCAATCCGATCGCTACCGGTGGAGTGACTGAGAAACTAGGAATAACCGTTGCCCGCGAATACAACATTGCTAACAACGATAACCTGAACGAAGCATTATTGATGAATGAGTGCGATAATATAATCAATGGAATATTAGAGCAGATGCGCGCTGATCAGGAAGAACTCGAAGCGTGTGGACTGATGAAACTGATTACTTTCCCGGCTGATATTTATCCGGTGGATCCTGTTACATTCAACGACCGAAGCGGATGGACTGCATTGTTTAATGAC